AGGTCTTGAACTTCTGTCTGCAAAGACTGGACCTTTTCAGTCTCCATCTTCTCAATCGCTTCAGTACTTGCCCTATCTAAAGCCGCTAACGCTAATTCATCGTACCCTTCAGGTCGCTTAGGCTCTGTGCGCTTTGGCTCAAATTTAATCTTTTGATTACCATCAGCCCCAGTGTAGGTAACTTGCTCCCACTCTAACACTTCCATTGGGTCAATATTATGTGCCTGGAGAAGTTTTACCCCATCAATCTTTTTTATCTTCGGGTCAAACTTAATCCCTTTTACATTCAGAATTTTCCTGACCTCTGACCGACTCAACTTGTCATAAGCAGACCGTGGATCAATCCCCATATTACCTAATGAAATGCGTGTCATTGTTACCTCTAAAAAGAAAAGGGGGTCTTTCGACCCCCCAGTTAACTTACGAACTCAGGCTGGATGCTCCCGAGATTATGATTCGGCTCCATGCCGCATTCAGTTCAGCAGCCGCCCACCAGAACTTGTAAGCAACCGTCGAAATCTCACTGTAGGGGTCAGAAGTACCACCACTACCCAAACCGTGAGAGATGAGGTTCATTGAGCTGACATCATCACCAGCCATGAAGGAGCCATCGGGTAAGGACGAACCAAACCCAAGAGAACCCCACGCATCACGACCAAAGATAGCCGTGGTGTAGGTGTCGATATTGGTACCAGTGGTAGAAATGAGACCAGTCGTACCAGTCAGTCCACCACTATCAGCATTAACATCAGCGTTATGACCAGAGCAGAAGCGTACAGTCCTACCGGCTACGGTAATTGAACCGAACTCACCCATGAACAGGGATACCTGACCCGCATAGGTTTCAGCAGGCTTGAACCCTGCCAAAGCAGCGATATCAGGAGCTACATCTGGATGACAGATGCCAATGAATCCAGGCATCAACTGAGTCGTGCCGAAGTTCTGGCTACCAGTGGTCATCGGCGTGAAGGTGAGCGCCTTGTTCTTATCCAAGGTTACTACGGCATTTTTAACCGAATTGAGAGTGATCTTGGAAACCACAGCACCTTCAGAAGCTGCACCTGCGGCAAAGATCGTATCACCGTTGTCGGAAATGAACGATGCTTGCAACGAATCCAGATAATCGCCGCCATCAATACCAAGAATCTCAACGATCTTGTCAGACTGTCCGTTGAAGTTATAAAGCTGGACCTCTTCGTTAAGGATAACGTAGTTACCATACTTCAAAGCAGTTGCGGTCGGAGCCGCGAAGGTCAGTGTAGAGGCATCACGGCCACCCATGTAGGCGGCAGTCGTGGTCTGTTCGGTCAAGGCCCCGCGAGCATTAGACCCAATCGTGATACGACGCCACGTTGCCGTAGACGTGCCCATGTTGGTCTGCACGCTTGCAGCACTGGAACCGAGGAAGTGAAGGCAGCGAGACTTTGCATTACGCAAAAGAGTCTGCTGGAAGATAGTGTTTACCGGACGCTGAAGCAGCGGTTCGTCTGTAATTGTAAGAGCCATGATGGTCTCTCCTCTGTATAGGTTAAATGTAAGTACCATTCAATCCTGTGCATTGGAGTCAGTCAGTAAATCACTAAGACGTGTTTACATCAGGCTTACAATCACGGTTCGAGAACTATAGCGCCAATGGTTTGACGGTATAGGTTTATTCTACATTATGAGTTTTGTACTTTCCAACTCATAAATTCTGAGTCTGTCATCTTTCCGAAGTCTGGTTCAACTTCCTGTACTTTTCCACTAGAAGCACCGTTCTGTGCTGCCTCAACCGCATTCCAGCTATCTGTCGATGCTCGGTCTACAGAAAGGTCAGCGGCAATCTTCTTGCCCAAAGCAGAAGCCACTTTATTCCATGCCGCCGGATTGGATTGGCGGTCGTTGAATACTTTTTCAATCTGAGGGTTACGAATCGCTTCTTCCCTCAACGCGCCCTTAATCATCCACTCTGGGATGTTATTTGCAGTTTCGCCTGCCGCTTCTTTTACCATGCGGGCAGACTCATTCAGTCCCTCGTTAAGCTGTGCTTCCCTGTTCGCCTGAAGTAACTGGCGCATCTCAAGCACTTCAGCACTTGTGGGTTCAGGGGCGGCTTCTGGTTGCTCTATTGCTTCAGGGGTTTCATATTCGGCTAACAATGAGTCAAGGTCTGGGGCAACTTCACTTTCGGCAACTCCCTCTGTCGGGGTTGCTTCGGCGGCAGTTTGTTCAGTCATTTTGTATCTCCAAGGAAGTTAAGAATACGCATATTTTCACTATATGCGCCTGAGTCAAATTTCCAATTGTTATCCTGCACAACTGGAGGCAATTTATTACTGTCTATCGTCCTGATCGGCTTATAAAGAGGGGCCTTTTCAATTCTCAGTGCATCAAGAATCTCGAAGAATTCCGGTCTGCCCCTCAACTCATTGAGGAGTATTTTGGCTTCTGCTGAGAGATTAATTTCCAAAGCTTAATCCCTGCTGAGCGGCGACTTGCAACCCTGGATTAGGCTCAATCCCTTGAATAGCCTCTTTACTCATTAACTGGTCAATGTCAGTCCACGAACCTTCCATCAGGACTTGTTCAATCACTGATCCAAGGTCTAATTTTGGAGGTTGGCCGGTAGATACAAGCATTTGGTCGATCTGAATTGCCATCTGTAGAGCGGCAAATCGTTTCTGGTTCCTAGCGTTCTCATCAGCAGGCTGTCCAGATCCGTATGCTTCAAACTCAACATGATCCGGTAGGAGAGACTTTTTAGCCTTAACGAAACCACCGTAAGGCCGGATATAGAAAAGCTCCTCTCCCATATTCTCCCTTCCGGTATGGTATTCCATGTGCAACCACCGCTCTAACGCACCTTCCAGGGTAGCGTCGGTATAATGATTGATCCTGATCTGCCCACGTGCTAGTTCAGCCTCTTTTGAGTAGGCTGTAGTGTGGGATACAGTCTGTTGGCCTAATCTTGCCGCAGTCGTCCCGGTTACATCGGAATATTGAGAGAGCAAAGAAGAATAAACCGCTAACATGGCCTGTGGATTGCCAATATCATGTGGTTTTACGCCCTCATCCCAGATAGCCCCTGGATGGACTTTCGGGTCTTCACCCTGCATATCCCCATCTCGACTAACCGGGGGTTGCGTCTGTAATGCTCCCAATTCCATTAATCGGTTCAATGACTCAGTAGCTGCCATTTGTACAGGTCTTCCTTTCATTAAAGGAGAAGTCCCGTAAGGTGAATCTATGTGTTCTTTGTAGTAAGGGAATAGAATATATGAGGTCCACGGCATATTGTTCTTTCTGATTCTGAATACCGACCTGATGCTGTCTTTCCCACTGTGTCCCACTGCTACAGAGATAATAGAATTGGCAAGATAATGAGATCCTGAAGATTTCCTGGCAACCACCATGTCACCTTCCCACTCCAGGATCTGTACTTCCTTGTCCTCATCAAATCCCTTCAACGCTCCCTTAATCCAGCCACCATTCATGTCCTCCGTCGAAGACGACCCTCGCTGAGAGGCCATCATCAAATCTTTGGCTAGAAGGGCGGTTTCAAATATCTGTCCAGGGGCCACGATGAACCCCTCATTGCTCAGTGTATGTTCTGTTGAGTCCAAATAGGTGTTTTTGATCGACCTTGGAACTAATATAGGGATTGTGTGCTTGACTAATTGAACACCCTTGTCTGTATGGGCAAAGACTCGCTTCTCTACCTGCCTTGCTCTACCTATCCCCATGGAGTATTTGAAGGCTTCTGAATTTATCGAGTCTACGTTCCCTTTAAAGTCATATTGATTGTGCCAGTGGGCCATAAGCCCTTGGACTAATTTGTCTGCATTATCCTGAGTGATCTTACTCGGAACATCGTTCTTATCCCCCGCAATGAGAGATTGATAATCCACTTTCTCTAAATAGTCATCAGTCAATGCTGCATGTGCTGCGAACCAATCGACACCTTTAGGCATCATCAGCCTACGAGCATCTGCTGTGCTTATCTCAAGGGTCTCTGACTGGCTTGGGAGTTCTGTCTCAGCCATCCATGACGTCGCCTCCTCTCTCTCCCCCTGGCGTTCTTTCTTCACATGAGGAGCTGGGTCCATCTCAAGCTGCCGGTCGATTTCAGACCATTGACGCTCTAATACCCTGCGATCATTCTTCCTCTTGGAATGGCAATCACAGATTTTCTCTGCAATGACATCTTTATCTGATTTCGAGAATCTTAGTTTTGGTTTTGTGTCAGGCATCGTAACGGCCAACCTCTTTTGATTTGTCGATCCATTCTTTCGCCTTCTGCATCATGTCTTGGATTCTCGCCTCTCTCTTGGCTTCAGCAGTCCAGCCCTTATCCATATCGTGGAATGCGTCATAAATCCCCCAACTGCCCCCATCAATCTTCTCCATCGAGTCAGGAGCCGTCACAAACCAAGCGGCTTGCCAATAACCTAGAGGATGAGTAATAGGGTCGTCCATCTCCAGATCAGTTTCTGCAAGAAATATATCCCTTCCCTGATACGAAACAACACCATAGGGATGTAGGCCATTCTCTCTGACGAACTCTTCTAGTTTTGCTCGACTGTTTGGGAGATTTTTACGGTTATATTTCATATAGACCTCAAATAGACCTCAAATAGACCTCAAACGCGGGTGCTGAAGCAGGATTGGACTTGTCTTGTCTTCTTTCTCTGGAAAGTACCTGCGTACCTTCTCATCATTACGGCATAGAAGCAGGCTTTCAGGCAATCATCACGCTTCTGGTTTAACTCCGACTCACCACCTTTAGTTATCTTCTGGTGATAATTACGCCGTTCTTCCAGATAGTTCGTACAGGTTGAGAATACTTTGAATCTACCGGACATCTCACGACCGTTTACTTCTTCAATAATCGGCCATACAGGCTGTGGTCCACCACGGTCATTCTCATATCTAGCGGATTTACCTAAAAGATTAACGCCAAACCCTCTCATCTTGCCTGCTAGAGACTTACTTTCCTTATCACCAGACCCCGGAGACCTCTTCGCGCCATCATGCGGCCACGCGGTCTTGATCCACCGATTAGGATTGTTGATTTTCTCCGCATGTATGGCGAAATTAAGTTCGCCCTTCTTTCGATAATCTTCGTAGACATAAATAACGTCATTATCCCTGTCTATCGCTAACTTCACACAAGCAAATGGATGGTCTAATCCGAAGTCGATTCCATTTATACGTGCGAAATAAGGCGGAATTTCGAAAGGATCTACTACGATGTCTTCTTCAGACGTAGTAAAGACCGCGCCCTCACCCATCATTGGTACACCCATGGTACGGGCCTGTAGCTCGTGTTTAGGGTATGACCTAGCCATACGCTCACGTTCATCACGTAAGAGGTGTGGCGCGTCCTCCCACGTCGCTGTGCCTACCCATACACCCATATTCTCGGAGGTCTGGAAATGACGGACAAGATCCGTCTGTCCGAGTAAGGGAGTAAACGTAACCAGCATCAACCCATGAGAAGTTAGGAGACGAGTTAGGGATTCGGTGTATATCTTAAAATCGTCAGGCTCTTCATCCAACCATACGGCTTTAGGCTCGGTCCCCTGCCACTTCCTCCAGCCTTGTTCATACGTTTTCAGGACACATTGAGCAATCCCGCCGGATTTGTGCTTGACCTTGAACATATCGACAACATCAGAGCAACCTGCCTGACGCATCTTCGGTCTTCCGTGGATTCTCTCTTTCGGGATAAACCCAGTGCCCATTTCCTCTTTTGAGGTTCCACCTAACAGGGACTTTTGAATAATATCCCTTGAGGTTTCGTTCGTTGGGCTTCCAGTCCAGACTAAAGGGGCTTTTTCAAACCTTCTGCCAGTCCACCAGTCGGGATAGTCTCCAGTCATGTGAAGGGCGATTTCATACCCTCCAGACTCTGACTTTCCTACCCTGTTGGCGCAGACAATCAGCCTTTCTTGATTATCTTTGCCTGCTTCGTGGAAATCTAACTGCCAGGGCTTATTTGACCATTCACCCCACACACCTTCCTCTTGCTTTGCCTTCCACATCTTCCCATCAGGGCATAAAGTGTCCTTGTGGCCATAGGGAAGGTGGAGATATAACCTGCGCTGAGCTATTCGAGTTTCTAACTGATATAGAAGCTCTTCAATGCTTTGACTCAACGGGCACCAGTCTTAATGATAATGAACGTCCATACGCCCGAGGCAAGATTAGTCGTTCCTGTGCCTGCGTTGTAAAAATTCACATCCAGCGTGTTATTCGACACTGCTGTAGCTTGATAGATGATATTCGCCGTGTCATACGGAGGGACGGCAAGAATAGCGTCACCTATGGCAACGTCAGGTACATTTACATCTGCTACCAGACCATCAACAGTCGTGGCCATACTCGGTGGGTCAATCGTAGCTGTACGAACAACAATCTCTACATCGGACAGGCCAATACCACTTACAATTGGATTTGCACTCATTTCATAACTCCTTCCTTAATTCGGCGTCATATTCTGCGCCAGTCTTTGGGTTTATGGTCCAACCTTTGGGCTGGCCGTGATAACACACAACGCGGCAATTCTTGTGTAGTGAATTACGCCGGATATGTACTTTGTATG